TGGGACACTTGCAGGTTCAATAAGGACTAACGCGTGAGAATCATTGGACTAGACCTTGGAACTCATTGCGGGTACGCCTACACCGAGACTGATGAAGTCGTCGGCGCTCAAACCGGATGCTGGAATTTCAGCCCCAAAAGATTTGAAGGAGGAGGGTTTCGATACCTTCGTTTCGGCGTGGCTCTCCGTGAACTGATCGGAAAGGGCGACGCTTCAAAGACGGTAGTCTTCTTCGAAGAGGTCGGATACCACCGAGGCGCAGACGCCGCCCATGTATACGGAGCCTTCTACGGAAAACTCCAAGAAATCTGTGACAGCATCGGCGTTCCCTATCGAGGCGTTCCAATCGGAACCATCAAAAAACGTGCGACCGGCTACGGACGAGCGTCCAAAAGCGACATGATCGAAGCGGCCAGAAAAATGTGGCGAGTCGAGATGACTGACGATCAAGCCGACGCTGCCTGGGTATTGCAGTGCGGGCTAGACGATCTCAATAGAGTCACTGAACCAATCACCGAGGAGGATTTTTGGCAGCAATGAACGAGATGAAAGACCAGTGGGATAGATGGGCATCCACATATTCTTCTAGTTATACGAGTGAGCTTGTTAAAATCGAAGACAAAATCTTAGGCGATTACCTATTCCGGAATGGCCTATTTCGTGGCAGCGTCCTTGACCTTGGATGCGGCGACGGTCTTTTCATTGACCTTGCAAAATCTCATAACTCCCTTCCTTCAAACTATACTGGAATGGACATTTCTAAGAATATGTGCGCCAAGGCATTTGAGCGTCCTGAGTTTCAAGACGAGGGCTATCACCTTGAAGTTTGCAATATGATGGATGCGCCAAATGTTCTAGACGGTGAAAGGTTTGACTCGATAATTTCTATTCACGGCGGTTTCTCCTATGTGAAAAATCCTGAACTAGTTGCCGATCTCGTAGACACGATGCTGAGTCCCGGAGGTAGAGCGATGTTTATGGTTTTCGCTCCCCGTTGGGGTATGAGGCAGAGCATCATTTCTGAAGGTAATGGAATAATTGCCTATCGCGTCCTCTACACGCCGGAACTGATAAGAGGTGTTTTCGATCACCCCAATCTTATTGAAATTGAGGTCCGTCCATTCACGGTCCTCATGGACAGGGTGCCACGCTTTCTGTGGTGGGCTGAGGATATAGCTGCGAGCTTCATGCCTAGAAGCGGGAACTACATTTCAATAATCGTGGAGAAAAAGAATGTCTTCAACAAGACTAGAAACTGGTAATAACGTATTCGATGAGGCAGTCATGCGCCTCTACAAGCTCTACTCAGAAGGACATAGACTCGTAGTCTCTTTTTCAGCGGGAAAGGATTCTGGCGTTTCTCTTGAAATCGCTATCACGGCGGCGACGATGGCCGACAGACTTCCAGTGGATGTTGTGATGAGGGATGAGGAAATCATGTTCCCTGGGACGTTTGAGTATGCTGAACGGGTGGCCGCTAGAGATGAAGTGTCATTCACTTGGCTTGTCGCCAATCAGCCGATTATCAATGCGTTCAACCGGGTGAACCCTTATTTCTGGGTCTTTGACCCTATGCTGAAACCTGAGGAGTGGGTACGACAGCCACCGGACTGGGCGACGTATATAGAGGAAAAGAATATCAATCAAATGACCATTCCCAAAAGGTTCCCACCGGACAAGGGGAAAAATCTCTATGCCGTTGTGGGAATGAGGGTCGCTGAAAGCATGGGACGTTTTTATGGCGTTCGTTCGATGAAAGGCTACATCACAAAGAAGAACCCTTATGACGTTTCAAATGTCTGGCCCATCTACGACATGCAGGACTCGGACATCTGGAAATGTATCTCCGACAATAAATGGGACTACAACAGTGCCTATGACGTAATGAATCGTAGTGGGGTAAGCAGAAACCGTCTACGCATTGCACCACCCACGATGAGCGCGGCTAGCGCTTCTACTTTGTCAATGGCTGCGTCTGCGTGGCCTAAGTGGTTTGAAGCGGTAGCGATTAGATTGCCCGGAGTTAGATCAGTTGCGAAGTTCGGCAACAAGGCTGTAAATCCTTCAAGGCGCTCTTCTGAAAGCTGGGAAGATTGTTTTCAGCGTCTTTGTGTTGACGACGCCCCTGACTGGATATCAGAGAGGTCTAAGATTGCTTCTGAAAAATTGCTTACGACTCACTCACGCCACTCCACAGCTCCATTTCCAGAAGTCAAACCGTGTAGAACCTGCAAAGGAAGTCTAGGTTCATGGAAGGCGATTACGATGGCGATGTATCTTGGTGATCCATTTTCCATGAAGATGGGTTCATCATTGAAATATGTTGAGCCTGAGTTTTTTAGAAAAGGAACCGGAAATTGGGAGGGATCTCCAACATTCTCATGATTGAAATAGGTGAACACAGACTATTGGCAGGCGACATTCTCAATGGAGTTGTCGATGACGTTATGCTCGGAGAAAAGGCGGACCTTCTTTACTCCGATCCACCCTGGGGTCAGGGAAATCTTCAATTTTGGAGGACTATGAATTCCAAAATGAACGATGGAGTAGATAGAGTTGTCCCCAGTTGGAGTGAATTTTTGAAGGCGTTTTCCGTCATACTCAATAACAATGTGAAGGAAGACGCACACGTCATTATCAGCATGGGGATCAAATGGGGTGGTGAGCTTTCAAGATTTATTTCAAACGAAACTGGATTGGTGGAATTAGAGAAATTCACTATCTACTATCGTGGAAGTGGCAAATTGCTTCCGTGTCTTTTTGTTCACTACCATCGTGATTTGAATGGCAGACGACATCCTTCTCCAGAGATTTTGGATGGAACGTTCGGATATGATTCTGCGTTCAAGATGGTTTCTCCGTTTTGTGTTAAAGGCAGAACGATACTCGATCCCTGCACCGGTCTTGGACAATCAGCGCGTCTAGCGCATGATACCGGCATGGTATTCCGTGGGACAGAACTAAATGAAACTCGCCTAGACAGCGCGGCGAAACTTCTAAAAGGAAAATGCAGTGTCTGAGAACACAAACACCACACCTGAAAAAACCCAAAATCGTGTTTCGACGGGACGCAAGGGACGGAAGAATGTTGAAAAAAAGGCAGAGTCTCTTGAGCGTCTAATCGTGGAGTACGCCGCGATTGATTCAGTAAAGCCAAATGACTACAACCCCAACCGACAAAGTGACCATGACTTCGAACTTCTACTGCGATCGATTGAGGAGGATGGTTTTACTCAGCCAGTAATTGTCACGAATGACAATATAATCGTTGACGGTGAGCATCGTTGGAGAGCAGCGAATACTCTTGGATACAAAGAGATTCCAGTTGTTCGGGTGGCTATGTCTTCTGAGCAGGCGCGCATATCTACCATCCGCCACAATCGAGCGCGTGGCTCACATGACATTGAGCTTGAGGCTGAAGTTCTGCGTGACCTTGAAAAATTGGGAGCGTTGGACTGGGCGCAGGATTCATTGATGCTGGATGACTTGGAAATACAGAGGCTCATAGAAGATGTTTCAGCGCCGGAGTCGCTTGCCGGTGATGAATTTTCTGCTGCCTGGGAGCCTACTCAAGACAACTCAGAGGGAAGCTCTGATGGCGCGCAGGTTTCTTCCTCATTTGCCGCTCTAGAACGGGCTCGTTCACAGGAGAAACGAATTGAAGAGGCGAAGACTGAGGAGGATAAGCAGAAAATTAAGAGAGATTCCAACATCTACAGGTTGCAGCTGATGTTTACGAATGAGGAGGCCGATGTCGTCAGGGCGGTTCTAGGTGACCGACCGGCGCAGAAGATCCTCGATATGTGCAAGTCCCCCACGGGTGCCCTATAGATTAGCTACGGAAACACAACGATTTTTTGAGGAGTACACTTGGCAGGCCGTAAGACTAAACTGACAGAAGAGCGGTTCAAGCAAATCGTCAATCTGGTCAAGGTGGGGAACTTCGCTTCAGTTGCAGCCTCGGCGGCAGGGATCTCCGAGGCGACATATTATGGATGGCTGAAGAGGGGTCGTGAAGAGGGTGAAGCGCTCAAAGAGGGCGAGTCTGGCTCGATATTTTTTGAATTTCTAGAGGCTATAAAAAAGGCTGAGGGTCAAGCAGAGGCTCGCTCGATCATGCGAATCCAGACAGCCTCAGAGGAAAACTGGACTGCAGCCGCGTGGTATCTGGAGCGCAAATATCCTGACCGATGGGGACGTAAGGATCGTTCGAAGGTTGAGGTCACCGACTCCAGGGACGTCGTTGATAGAGTTCCCCCGACCCTCAGTGACGTACTGGCTGTCCTCAGTGAGATAGATCAGCTTCCGGGCGAAGACGACATAAAGCACTAGCTACGGAAACACAATGATTTTTTACGGAGTATTTTTTGTTCATACAGACCTCTGTATGAACTTGCTACGGAAACAGGACGAATTTTTACGGAGTGCGTAATGTCCTTTGTCCTGTATAGGGGACAAGGATAACCCCCCTGGGGTTTTACTCCGTGGTTGACTCGTAGTGGACGCGGACCTTATAAGTGCTGACAGCAAACCTAGCTAGCCTTATGCAAACTCCAGTTACGTTACCTTCATGGAGTTGACTATCCTAGTATCTATGGCAAGGACCAAGGACTAGTGAAAGAAGCCGCTCTTGATGGCTTGGTCAATGTAGACTTCACGCCTCATGAACCGACGCCGAGACAAGCGGCGGGTCTGTTGCTGAACCATATCCAGGAAGTTTTCTATGGAGGTGCAGCCGGTGGAGGCAAAAGCGACTGGCTCTTGATGGCCGCGCTCCAATATGTTGACGTCCCTGGATACTCCGCGCTCATAGTTCGAAAGACGTTCAGTCAGCTGACCAAGGCAGATATGTTAGTCCCTCGTTCCCACGAATGGTTGAACGGGACATCCGCCGTATGGGCCGGATCTCATATGAGGTGGCAATTCCCCAGCGGGGCCACTCTTGAGTTCGGCCATATGATGAACGAGAACGACAAGTACAATTACCAGGGAGCCGCGTATCAATTTATCGGCTTCGATGAGTTGACCCAGTTCAGCGAGACTCAATACCGTTATCTCTTCAGCCGAGCCAGACGCCTTGAAGACTCACAGGTTCCAGTGAGGATTAGGGCCACATCCAACCCCGGCGGTCTGGGACACGACTGGGTTCGCCAGCGCATGATTATTGAAGGCAAGGAGAGCGGCAGGGTCTTTATCCCGGCGAAGCTTCAGGACAATCCCTATCTCGACCAAGAGGAATATCGGGCGAGCCTCATGGAGCTAGACCCCATTACGAGGGCGAGGCTACTTTCCGGCGACTGGTCTATTAGGGATGCCGGTGGGCTGTTCAAGCGAGAGTGGTTCCAGATTGTAGACGCGGTTCCCAAGGAGGCTCGACGGGTGAGAGGCTGGGACTTTGCTGCAACTGCACCGAAGGCGGGGACTGACCCTGACTGGACGGTGGGGCTGAAAATGTCTCGTACTCCAGACGGCGAATACTTTATTGAGGACGTTCGGCGTGATCGCCTGTCCCCCTCGGGGGTTGAGAAGCTGCTTGTCCAGACCGCGAGCCTCGATGGCGCAAACGTCACCCAGTGGCTAGAGCAGGAGCCGGGCTCGGGAGGGAAGATTGCAACCGCCGCCTTCATAAAGAGCCTTGCCGGATTACCCGTCCACGCCGAGCGGAGTTCAGGCGACAAGGCGACTAGGGCGGCTCCTTTTTCTAGCCAGTGTGAGGCCGGTAATGTGAAGATCCTGAACGGAACCTGGGTCAGCGAATTCCTTGACGAGCTTGAAGCATTCCCGGCAGGATCGCATGACGATCAAGTAGATGCAGCTTCTTTGAGTTTTGGTAAGCTGCACGGAGGTTCAAGCACTACATGGAGCGAAGTTGTCAGTGCGAATTATTAGACTCATTTGCGAGAACCCTCGCCGTTGATTGATACATGGTTTAGCCAGCAGCCAATGGGGGGTGATGCTAGATGAAACACTGGAAGCAAAGCTACGTCGGTGGGCTGCGAGGCACCCGACGCGTAGAGTTCAACCCAACTCTGGGGGGAGAAGCTGGCTTGGACTCCAGCGTCGGTGTCACAGCGCAGTCCACCGACCACCTTTTAAGAGCGGTGCGCGAGCCCATCAGTTGGACCGCCGAACCGTATGCAGGTATCGCTGACTACGAAGAAGCTCAAACCCTCGTTGAAAACGTGCGAGGTGTTGTAGCTGATGCGATCCGTGTCATTGCTCAACGCATCTCCGGACTTGAAATGGAGGTGTTTTTTGAGCGTGCGAAGGACGGCGACGTTGAGCTAATTCCAGCGCCAGATCATCCGCTGCAGAAGCTTCTTGACAATCCAACCTTTCACGACGGCGCGATTACTCACTCGGCGATGCAGACTTGGTCGCTTGTGGTGACACAGCTTTTGAGTGCAGGCGAATGCTACTTGCTTATTGTGCGTGACGGCATCAATGTCCCTGAGAATCTATACGTCATGAAGCCTGGGACTACGCGGCCATTGATCCATGATGGTCGAATTTCTGGATACGAAACTCGGACGAGCATGGGCAAGTGGATCGAGATGGATACCGCTGACGTTGTTCGTATCTGGGAGCCG